TCTATCTTGTAAAGCTTTAGCTGTTGCACCACCACCTGAGAACATACCACCTTGAGCAGCCGCACTTTGTTCAATAGATTTTCTCTCTTGCTCTTGTACATAGTCTTGGTAAGGGTCTAAGTGTTTCTCAATATCTAATTCACTATTAAACTGCCCCATTTGTGGCAAGTCTCTAGTCTGAGCCTCACGCCATTGGGCTAAGTCACCACCATAGTTTTGAGCGTCTTGGCCGTAAGCATCAACTTGGCCACCGTAGAACTCGTCACCAATTGCTTTAGCGTCATCTAAGCCCCTTTGATTCGCCTTAATTGCTTCGCGGTTCTCATCTCTTATGGTATCACCCATAATAAGATTTGTTGCACCTGAAAAAATACCCATTATATTCCCCTTATTCCTTAAATATACTACTTATTTGGACTTAATGCACCTTGCATCATATCGCCTATTTCTGCCGTGTAAGTAAAACTATCACTATCAACTAAAATGTATTCCTTATGGACTAGGGAGCTTGTAAGCACTTGCAACACCCCCTTATAAGCCCTAGGCATCTTCATTATGTATTCTTTAGACTCTTCAAACTCTATGAACACATTAGCACTCCAAGGAGTCCAAGAGCATGAAGTCTTAGCCTCCTTGGTTGGTGCTGTTTTTAACCATTTCCCCTCTAGTATGCTTGAAACATCAGAAAAGGCTTGATTCCATCCTTGAGTCATCAAGTGCTCAATGTCATTGACCTTATTATTAAACTCATCAACGTGCTCATTGATTGAGTGGCTTGGGAATGTATAGAACTTTGCCATTACGGTAACACACTCATAGAGTGCCTTGTTCTTGCTTGTCCCGCCATGAACTGCATATCTTCGGTAATTGTCACCCTAAACACAAATGAGCGACTAGCACCTAATCCTATCCATTTTAGAACCCCCGCATAGTGACCTGTTTGTTGTAGCTTTGCTGGAATCAAAGAACCGAATGTATTACCTCCATCATACGACACCTCTAATTGTGCCATAGGCTCAGAGCTTAATCCATTTAATGGGGCTTGACCTTGTAGAATATCCCAAGTGAACTCATGACAAATAAAGGTCTGCAAGTTGTTGAACATTTGAGGACCCGCGTATCTTCTTAAGATAGGCTTTTTTTTATCTGCTGTTGTAGGGTCATAATCCGTATAGGTGTCATTTCTAAGCTCCATAAGTGAAGACCATAGAAGATTACCCACAACTATCTTACCCCATGCAAAAGCAGAAAACAACGGTTGCCAAGCTTCCAACTCACCTGTGAGAGGCTTTCTTGAAGCACATCTATGCCATTGGCCTGTCAGTGTGTTGAATGTATAGGTTTCCCCATAAGAAAACTCTGTGCTACCTTCAAACTCATAAGAACCACTCGGAATAGTAACGCAATAGAATTGATGCCCTCCATCTTGATACGTAAATCCATAAGCAGAGTTTGCTAAATCAGAGAGTCTTTCTAGTGCATCCTCTACTGAATGGTCAGAAATACGAACAGAGTTATAGCCCGCACCTCTAAAAATCATATTCCGACCACTAGCATTAGAGCCAAGCCAAAAAATATTATCTCCAATTGTCGCCACGGTATCGGGAGCACCCACGCCAATAGTAGTACCTGATCCGCTCACATAGGCAAGCGGTTCGTCAGGGTCGGCAGTTGTTGCAAATATTTGATAGGTTCTAGTACCTAACGCCCATAAATCCCCTTGTCTAACATCAATAGCCGTGATAGGATCACTTGATAGGTCGGCTGGGATATAAGAAAGGCCGTCCCACGCTTTAGCATCGGCTAGTTCTGAATACCAAATAAGGTTTGATTTAATTGCGTCGGCTAAATCATCATTTGTAAGGATTGAAGGGTCGCCACAAATAGCGTAAAGCCTACCTAATAGGAATTTAACTTGTAGAGGGTTTGTGAATGGGAGTTCTGTTGTGATGTCCTCAACTACATCTGTGAAAATATCCACAACATACATAGACTCACCCGTTGCCACAACAACACTAAAGCCGTTATCCGCAATTGATACACGCTTAGTATCTAATCCCACATCATAAAGCTCAACACTTTTCAATTCGCCTGTAAGTTCTTCTTTGTATGTGTAGCCAAGCTTAGACCCATAGACCCAATATAGATTCCCCCCATCGTAAGGGCTAGATCCTGTTAGGTGTAAGCCACGACAAGAGGACTCTTGAGTTCCTACAATAGGCTCCAAGTCAGAAAGTAATGCCGTACCAGGTGTTCCAATAAGCAAAGCATCATATTTAGCTTTACCCTCACCACTTTGAAGAAAGCAATTGATAGCCTCCCTTGAAGCCATTGAATTCCCTTGTAGCTTATAGTTGGAACCAACCCAAGGAGCCATTTGGGGCTGTTGCATTAAATACCTCCAAATGAGTTCACAGTTATATCGGAAGTAATATCATACCTAGAGTTCCCATAATCTAGCTTGAGCTTAGGAACAGGGTTACCTGTAACATCCTTCAAGCGTGTTAAGGCACTCCCAAACTTAGCGTTTAAACTCATAGCTTTTTGTTCAAGTCCGTAAGCATCGGCAATAAGTTCTGCAAGGCCATACAACAACCCCGCATACATTCCACTAGGCAAGTCTATTGTATCGTCTAGGTTGTAGCTTTGAACCTCTCCGTTGACTGCTAATCGTACTTTATAGCCCGCTAATGTTGGGTTAGAGAAGACAAGCTCATCAAATGGGTTTCGTGTTCTATTATACATGAATTGGGAAGGGATGTTTGTGATTGTCTCATTTTGAGTCATTCGGTAGTGGTCACTTGGAGATATTTGTCTAAGTGGAATCCATACATCACCAACGTTCACCTGTGCGTGTAAAATTTGTATAATCTCTTGATTCACTACAATATCAGGCTGTGGATTTGTCGGTATTGGGTCAGCAAATCCAGCGCTGTAAGTATCGCCATTGTTTACAGTTGCAAAAGTGTACTCTGTTACAGATGGTGACCACAATTTCTGTAATCTTAATTGAGGGATTAAATGGAGGTTCAAGTATCTAAGACCAGTTGCGGTATCTTCATCCGTGACAGTTTGACCTAAACCCCTAATACCACTCGTTTGGTAAGCATCAACTATTAAAGCCCTTGCGGTAGGATTAACCATTATTTACCTCGTTTGACTTTCCAACCATTGGATAGAAGATTCTCTATTTCTCTTGAGCCTTCCATTAATTTCATACTGTGCTTTTTACATCTTGAAACAATTGTTACAAGTCCAAGCTCACGAGCCTTAGCTTTAGCTTTTGGCTTTGGTGTCTCTAAGTTTAATTCTTCCATAAAATACCCCTTGATATTGAAAAAGGGTAGAGCCTAAACCCTACCCTCTTAAATGTAACCCTAAAACTTATGCTTTAGGTACGAAAATAACTACTGAATATTCGGCACGTTGAGAAATTGCACGACCCCAAATATCAAAACGTGTTACTTCATCATCACTTGTAGAATCGTATTGAGTTGTTACACGCAATGAGAATCCATCGTAATCGGCACGCTGTGCATCTGCTCCGCTAAGTTTAGCAGGAAGAGGAAGACAAACGCCTGTAAATGCCATTTCGTTATACATAAGTACACGATCAAAAACAGTTACATTGTCATCACTTGTACTTGCACCAACAATTGTAACTACATCACCAGACTGAGGAAGTGCTTCAATGTTTTGACGTGCTCCATTATCAGAAGCGCTATAAATTTTAGCTGAATCGTCAATAGTGATTACAACATTTCCACCACCAGCTAGAACAGTAAACGACTCTTTAGCTGTGAATGTGTAATCAGTCCCGATGCTCTCACGAGTCTCAGGATTAACACGACCATTATCAACAAGAGTTAGAACGGTTCCCGCAGGAAATACCTTATTGCCTGTTTGAGCACCAAATGTAACCGTTACAGAGCTTGCACCATCAGCAACATTAGTTGTAACCGAAGCGGATCCCGCAATAGCAGGAATTGAGATTGCAGGAAGCATATTGTAAGAGTGCATAGAAGCGCCCGCATACTCATTAATGTAACCTTTCTTAAGGATAGCTTCGTTAGTTGTAGGAGTAAACAACGTGGCATTTTGGCCTGAAAGCTGTGCTCTTGCAAATGGAGGAATTAACATTGTTCTGTTTTCCATTGGGCAAGTCAAAGAATCCAAGGTTGCTTGAGCATAAAGAACGTCATCAACAGAGATTTTAAACGCTCCAACACCTGTTGCAACAAAACCGTTTTGAACACCTACAAGTGCCTCTTTCATCATCTTACGCTCTAAGTCGTTCGCAAGTTGCAAGCCTTGAGGGTCACCAATACGTGAACTTTCTTTTGTAAGTTCAAGTTCAAGCTGTTCAGCGTCAAAAGAGTGAGCCACTTTTAAACGGTCGTAAGTGTTGTTTACTGTGAAAGTTATCGGGTCTTCTACAAAGTCATTCAACGCAATTGCATTACCATCAGCATCAATTGTAAGGTTTGCACCTGTTGTTGATACAACTCTTGCAGGACGATTAATTGAAACCGTAGAACCTGTTTTGTAACCGTTAGAGCCTACTTTTCCAAGTTGGCTCTCAAGTTGATTGTCAATTGTACGTGGGAATACTGACTCATTGTGCATAATTGCAAGTGAGTTTTTAGCTAATAGAGCATTGACTGAGATTTCATCTGCCATTTTATTTCCTTTTGGTGTGTGCTACCGAAGTGAGCCTTTTTCACGCCTGTGTTTTATGTAATCCTCCGTACTCATTTGAGCAGGGTGAGTTACTTTGGGTTTAGTTTGTTGTTGCGGTGTCAAGCTAGTGCTTGGCGTTGCTATTACAGGAGCCTTTGCGGGCTCTTGCGGTGTTTCTACGCTAGGTTGCACCACAGGGCTACCTTGCTGTTGTAAGCCGAAAAGAATCATCGCTGAGTTCATCGGTGAAGCGGTTGAAAGTTGTCTGATTGCATCTTCATCTTTTGAAAGATTATAGGCAATCTCAACCCCCTTGCGCCCCATACTTTTAATGGAATAAGCAATTTCTTTAGGTATTTTATTCTCTAGTCCTTGTACAGATTTTTCAAAGTCTGGATGCGATTCTTTGAAGACGTTAACATCATTCTTCCAATTATCATTACCAACTTGTGTGATTTCAGTTTGAAGCTTCTCCGCTTCTCTCTTCATTGCCTTTTCTGTGTAGCTATCTTCCGCTACCTTCGCAACTCTATCATCAAACTTCATAGAGTCTAGGTCTTGCTCACTCTTTTCCTTTTCAAATTCTGCATAACGCTTTTTAAGTTCGTTTAACTTGGCCTCTGCTTTGTCAGCCCTTCGGCTTTCCTTGGCTTTATCCTTGTTAAGCTTACCTATCTTGCGTTCAACCTTTGAACCTTCTTCTCGTCTTTCATCCTTGCTTTTTCTTTCGGGAGTCTTAGGAGCTACCTCGTCATCCTTACTTTTTGCTTCATCTTTTTCAATGGGGTCAGGATTACCCACAGCCAGCCCTTCATCACTTCCCACACCTTCGGCAGTTAAAGGAGTTTCGGTTTTGTTCTCAACAACTGGAGCTTCGGGAGCTACCTCGTTACTACCTGTTATCTCAATCAAATCTTTTATATCAGACATTTAAGCCCCTATCCCACGAGCAGTAAAATAAATACACGGTGCTCTCGTGTTAGTACCGTGTATCTTAAATATATATTAATTAATCTTGTAAATACTGCGGAATCCTTGCAGTTTGTTCAATCCCTTCTGTAATCACCTCACTTTTAACGCTTTGGATAGCCTCTTGCTTCTGCTTAATAAGGTCAGCTGTGAAGTCATCAACTTGCCTCTGTTCGTCCGCTGTGAGCTTTGCCGATAGCCTTTGGTTTTCAGAACCTTGTTTGATAAGCTCCTTTCTAATGCCATTTTCATTCTGCATTTGCCTATCAACAATTTTAGTTTGAGCTGAGATGTTAGCTTTTTCAAGCTCCACTTGTGCAATAACTTCTTGGCTCTCAACCTTAGCTTGTAGTTGGGTAATCGTACCTTTAAGGGCTTCAATGTTTTTAGACTTCTGAGCTAATGCTTGCTCTGCCTCTTGCATCATTGCCATAGCTTCAGGAGGCAAATCACCCTCTTGCTCTTCTTGTAGCTCAGGTGGTAGAAGTTTCTCCATACGCTTTTTGATACGTTGCTTGTCGCTTAGTGGTTGAGCGTCAGCCCAAATGTCCATCAAGCCCACCCCTCTATCAGGCCCGAGTGCTGTAACCATTGTTTCAAGTGCTTGACTTGAAGCTTTGCGTTTCATTTCCATGTGCGGCCCTGCTGAGATTTCAACATCTAGCATTTGCACAATTCCAGGAGTTAGAATCATTCCAAGGTCAACTTCCACCCTAGAGCTTTGGCCGTACTCATCAATGACAACAAGACTACGCAAGCCGTTGTAAACAATAGGCATCATTTGAAGCCCTACTCTAGCCAGTTGGGTAATAGAAATCATAAGGTTGTCAACATTCATAGCAGTTGCACCTTCTGCTTGTTCCATTCGTGCAATAAGAGAGCGTCCGCTTTCTTGAGCAGTTTCAAGCCCACCAAGTGAAGCGTCACTAATACCATTAGTACGACCTATTAAGCTTTGCAACCAATCAGCTACACTTTGAAGACCTTGTGTTTGTGCTGAGTTGTCAAGCCTATAAGGAGTAATAAAAGGTTGGTTAGTTGTGGGATCCATTGTCTTGACGGGTAGATAAGAATGATTCTCACTCGGAGCAGAAGCCCAAGTGTTCTCGTGTCCTTCTATTGACTTAGGGTCAAGCACAAAAGGAGTCTTAGGAGCAGAAGCCACAAGCATCATGATATTTGAAGCTGTTAAGTTTAAACTCTCGTTTATATCTCTACCACGCTTTATAAGACCGCCGTATCTTCTATCTACATCACCTAGAAGTTCCTCACCAACAACAGGAGTAATAGGGAGTCCATCCAAGCCTTCAAAGAATTGGTTGTAGGCTTCATGGTTCCCCACCATTCTAGTAATTCTGACCCCTCCCTCTTCTTGGATATACCAAATGCAATCAAGCACAGCAGAACTAGGAACATTGAACATAAGTTTAGAGCTAAATGGCATATCTGAGCCATGGCCAGCTTCCTCACCAAATTCTCTAACAGCTAAATCTTTATCCATGTGATTGCAATTAACAGCGTATTGTGCGTCTCTACCATCTAAGTACGTTGACAATGGGTCAATCATAATAGCAGTTGGGTCGGTTGTTGTCTTAAGCCTTAGCACAGGTAGTCCGTTCTCAGATTCAACCGCCCAAAATAACCAACCTAGCCCAGCTGTAACAGCACACTTCATAGCCCCAACGTAAGCACTTGAGGCTGTACTAGCTTTTTCAATACCCCTCAGTACCCCATTAACTAACTCTTGAAGCTCCTCGTTTTCAGTCTTCACAGCCATAGAAGGAGGTGACATTCTAACGCCACTCACGACCTTATCAATGTAGGG